GAGGGCGGCGGCAACTACGACGACCCGGCGCGCGTGTTCGAGTACCTGCGCGATCAGGCCAAGCACTTCCGCGGCGAGATCATCGGCACGAACCTGCCGTACGACATGGACTACCTCGCCGAAGAGCGGGTCGTGTTTCGCAACGCGCACCGCTTCCGCGACATCATGGTGGCCGGCCCGCTGCTGGACCAGCCGACCATGCACCGCGTGCAGGACAAGGAAACCGGCCGCTGGTTCTGGGCGGAAGAGTTCCACCAGATGGGGCTCGATGCGCAGTGTGCCCGCTGGAACATCGAAGGGAAGGACGACAGCAAGCTGAAGGCGTGGGCCGAGGAACACGGCCTGAACCCGAAGTCGGACATGTGGAAGGCGCCGGCGAGAATCGTCGACCCCTACGCCGTGCAGGACGTGCGCGCGCCCATGGCGCTGATCGCGAAGCAGGAAGCCGAGGTCGCCCGCCAGAACCTGGGCAACGTCTACGAACTGGAAAGCCGGCTGCTGCCCGTGCTGCTGAAGATGCGCCGGCGCGGCGTCGCCATCGACATGGACAAGCTGGAAGAGATCGACGCGCGCGCCTGGGGCCGCGAGTCGAAGGCGTGCAAGGAAGTGTCGAAGCTGTCCGGGTTCGCCATTACACCCGAAGATACGTCGAAGTCGGCAGTTTTGGCGAAGTGCTTGGAGAAGGCCGGCGTGAAGGTTCCGCTGACCGAACAGAAGATAAGCGAGAAGACCGGCAAGACCACCGGCGGGCAGCCGTCGGTCACGTCGCCGTGGCTGCGCACCCTGGGCACCCCGCTCGCCGACGCCATCCTGATGGCGAAGCGGTGGAACAAGATCCGCACGACGTTCTGCGCGAGCATCCGCGACCACGCCATCGAGACGAACGGCAGCTACCGCGTGCACTGCACGTTCAACCAGCTGAAGGCCGCGAAGGAAGGCGGCGCAGACGACGACGCAATCGGCGCCGCGTTCGGCCGGCTGTCGTCCAGCGATCCGAACCTGCAACAGCAGCCGGCGCGCGACCCCGAGATCGGCCCGATGTGGCGCAGCATCTACCAGCCCGACGAGGGCGGCAGGTGGGCCTGCCTGGACTTCAGCAGCCAGGAACCGCGCATCATCACGCACTACGCCGGACTGGTCGCGAGCGACCCGAACGTGAAGATGGAACCGCACGTGCGCGCTGCCGCGCTCGCCGCGGAAGCCGCCTGCCAGCTGCCCGACTGGGACAACCACAGCATGATGGCCGGCATGGTGTACGACGACTACAACCAGCAGGGCTACATCGACGGCGACAAGTACATGAAGGGGCGGCGCGGCAGCGCGAAGACCATCTTCCGGGGGCTGTGCTACGGCATGGGCGGCGGCAGGCTGGCCCGCTCGCTGGGCAGGCCCACGAAGTGGGTCGTGAAGGACACCCGCACCCGCGAGTGGCTGCTGCACGACGTGAACAGCCCAGACGGCCGGCTGCTGCGGAAGAGCGGCGCGCGCCCGTTCGAGGTGGCCGGCGACGAAGGCCAGATGCTGCTCGACCGCTTCAACGCCCGCGTGCCCTACGTCAAGGCGTTGCAGACGATGGTGCGGAAGAAGGCCGAGAAGATGGGGTACATCCTGACCCTGTCCGGCCGCCGCTGCCGCTTCCCGACGAACCCCGAGACCGGGAAGATGGAGTGGGCGCACAAGGGGCTGAACCGGCTGGTGCAGGGAAGCGCCGGCGATCAGACGAAGCAGGCCATGGTCGACGCCGACGACGCCGGCGTGCGCATGCAGCTGCAAGTCCACGACGAACTCGACCTGACGATCTGGAGCGACGACGAAGCGCGCCAGCTGAACCAGATCATGGTCGACGCTATTCCGTTGCGCGTGCCGACACGTTGCGACATCGAGACCGGCCCCGACTGGGGGAACATCAAATGATCCTTTCCGACTCCACCATCCGCGACCTGGGCATTGTGACCCCGTGCGTTCCCGCCGAGAAGTTCCGCGGCAAATCCTTCGGCCTGTCGCACGCCGGCTACGACGTGCGCGCTGACCTGGAAGCGCCGCGCGACGACTGGTACAACTACGGCCACGTGATGACGCCCGACGGCGACGGCATCCTGCTGCGGCCCGGCCAGTCGATCCTGCTGGGTGTGCTGGAGATGATCACCATGCCCGACGACGTGGTGGGCTACGCCCGCGATAAGTCCACCTGGGCCCGGCAGGGCGTTCTGACGGCGCAGGCCGTGCTCGAACCCGGCTGGATCGGGCACCCGTCGCTGCTGATGGTCAACCACGGCAGCGAGGACGCGACCATCGTGCACGGCGAACCGATCGCGCAGCTGGTGTTCCACCAGATGGACCGCGCGCCCGAGCGCGTCTACGGCGGCAAGTACCAGAACCAGGGCCGCGGACCGCAGGGGCCGCGATGCTAGAGCGCGACATGCGGCGGCAGGTCGTGAAGCTGCTGGCCCCGCTCGGCGCCTTCGCCGTCGAGAACGGCGGCGCGCACCCCGGCACGCCCGACGTGGCGTGCACAGCTGGGTGGGTGGAGTGCAAAGCGACGAACCAATGGCCGGCGCGCGAGGCCACCCCGGTGAAGCTGGACCACGACCTGACGCAACAGCAACGCATTTGGCTGATCCGCTGGGACCGTGTAAACGGCCGCGCGTGGGTGATGCTCAACATCGCCGGCGACTGGCTGCTGTTCGACGGAATGACGGCCGCGAAGCACCTGGGCAACGCGACGAAGGCCGAGCTGTTCGAGCTGGCACTGGCAACCTGGGACCGAACGCCAAAATCGGAAGAACTTGTTCAGCACATAGCTGTGGCGTAAGCTATACTCCACCGACCCCGCAACACCATGACGACCACGCCCGACTGCAAAGCAGCTGTTCAGTTCCTGATCCAGTTCAACCCCGCCGGACCGTGGCCGCTTTGCGCGTTCCACGAGACGCGCGGCAATCAGGCGTTCGCCACCTTCGGCCCGGACACGGTCGCCGAGATGGAAGCCTGGATCGACACGCAGGCGCAGGCCGAGCGGAACGTGTACTTCCACGTCAACACGGTGACCGCCCCCGACAACGGCAAGGCCGGGAAGGCCAACGTGCGCAGCATCGACTGGCTGCATGTGGACGTGGACCCGCGGAAGGACAAGCCGCTGCGCGACGAGCAGAAGCGCATCCTGGCCAAGCTGCAAGAGGATAGCGGCGACCTGCCGAAGCCGACGCTGATCCTGTTCAGCGGCGGGGGCTATCAAGCATTCTGGAAGCTGGCCGAGCCGATCACGGTCGACGGCGACCTGACGAAGATCGAAGACGCCGAACGCTACAACGTGCAGATCGCGAAGCTGTTCAACGCGGACGCATGCCACAACGCCGACCGCATCATGCGACTGCCGGGCACGATCAACTGGCCCAACGAGAAGAAGCGGCTGCGCGGGCAAGAGCCCGTCATGGCGTCGCTGATCCGCGAAGACTGGGAGCTGGTCCACCCGATCGACGAGTTCGAGCAGGCGCAGGTCGCGAAGGGCGCGACGCTGACCGGCTCGCGCAATCAGGTGCAGGTCGAGATCAGCGGCAACCTGCCCCGCGTCAGCGTGACCGACCTGGACGAGCACCCGCAGCTGTCCAAGATCAGCAGCCGGGCGAAGGTCGCCATCGTCATGGGCCACGACCCCGACCAGCCGCTGACCGGCGGCAACAGCCGCAGCGACTGGCAGTGGTACGTCGTGTGCGAGATGGTCCGCGCCGAAGTCGAAGACAACATGATGGCCGCCGTTCTGCTCGACAAGGATCTGGCGATCAGCGAGCACGTCTACGCCCAGGGCAATGCCGCGATGGTCGACCGCTACGTGAAGCGACAGATTCAGCGCGCTCGCGAGTTCGCAATCAACCCGCGCCTGGAAGAGATGAACCGCCAGTACGCCGTCGTCGAATCGGTGGGCGGGAAGTTCCGCATCGCGCGCGAGCTGTTCGACCCGGCGAAGGAACGGTTCGAAGTGGAGTTCCATCAGAAGGACGGCTTCCTGTCGATGTGGTCGAACAAGTTCGTGGAGATCGTCGGCCCGCCGAAGCCGCCGAGCATTGAACCGACGATCACGTTGCAGGCCGTGGGCAAGTGGTGGATGTCGCACCCGAACCGGCGCGAGTATCGCAACGTCGTGTTCTACCCGAACCGCGAGTTCCCCGACAGCATGAATCTGTGGCGCGGATTCGCCGTCGAAGCGAAGGCCGGCGACTGCTCGCTGTTCCTCGCCCACCTGCGCGATGTGCTCTGCAAGGGCAACAACACGTACTACGACTACCTGATCCGCTGGATGGCGAACGCGGTGCAGAACCCGCACCTGCCTGGGCAGGTCGCGCTCGTGCTGCGCGGCGGGCAGGGCACAGGCAAGGGCACGTTCGGCAACGCCTTCGGCAAGCTGTTCGGCACGCACTACAAGTACGTCAGCAACCCGAAGCACGTCACCGGACAGTTCAACGCGGTGCTGACGGATTGCGTGTTCCTGTTCGCCGACGAGTGCTTCGCCGCGAACGACAAGGTCGCCGAGTCCGCGCTGAAGGCGCTGATCACCGAGCCGTTCATCCGCACCGAGCAGAAGGGCGTCGACAACATGGAGGGCCGCAACTGCACGCACCTTTGCATGGCGACGAACTCCGACTGGGCCATCAGCGCCGACCTGGACGATCGCCGCTTCTTCGTGCTGGAAGTCGAC